GCGATAAAAGCAGCAATTGCCGCGCGTGTAACATCATCATCCACCCCGGCGTTGGGTCCGGTTTTGGCGCGCGGGGTGAAAGAGAATATCTCCCCGTGCTTTTGTTGAACAATGCCCCTTGCGGCATTAACGGCATTTTCGAAAGGCGTGGTCATTGTTTGATGGACCTTCGCTTGCGAGGCTTCGCCACGTGCGCTCAGTTTTTAGATGACACGATACGGCGGGGGTGCCGGGGAAGCGCGAAGCGCGACGGCGGATTAAAGAAAGCCCTGCCACGGAGGGGGGAGATGTCTGGCAAGCTCAAACCCGCGCAAGACATAACCTCACCTATATCTTCAGCAACACATCTACAGTCGCCGTGCCGCTGGCCACCGTGCCAACACCCGCCTGAAAACCGATCAGCGTGTTGCTGGTGGCTGTGGTTGTCACAACTTTGGCGGTGTCATCCCAATAAAGTTTGACCCCTTCAGCCATAGCCTGCGCAGCTTTTGGTAAACTGAACACACCTTCATTGGCATGCTCGAAAATCGCGCCAGCGGCAGCGCTTACCTGAGCCACGCCAAATCGCGAGCCAATTAAATAACCGTTACCGGAAACAACACCACCGGCAGGCGCGGTTGTTTGCAGACTTGCGCCTGTTTGTACAAAATTTTTCATGATATTTGTCCTTTTTTGATGATCGTTTGCTTGCGCGGCTTCGCCACGTGCGCTCACTTTTTAGATGACATGATACGGTGGGAGTTTCGGGGAAGCGGGTGCAGCCCGCGCAGGCCGGGGCAAAGCCCCGACTAGCCGTGAGCGATATTACGCCCCTGGGTTTTTATAACCGGCACGGTAGTCAATCGCCCCGACACCGAAGTCATGTTCAACCGACATGGCCACGCCCTGCATGCCGAATGGGTTATCCGTGCGGATGCGCGGTGCGGTATAGCCATCTAGGAATCCATACTGCCAGTTGGCAATACGGGCCGGATCAGCCAGAATATACCAGGCGTTACCGGTCAACTCAGCGGTTGAAAGCACCGTCAACTTACCGGCAAAAACATTCTTGTCGGCAATTTTTGCCGCCTGAATATTTGAAACAATCTGTTCCGCCTCGGTTTCCTTATCCGGAGAACAAAGCAGGATAGATGGTGCGATATTAAGTTTCTGACCGTCCATTGATGTTTGTTTGCGCAACGCTGCCCGCGCCGCAGAAACCGCAGCAATTGTAATGCCCGTGCCGGTTCCGGCCAGGTTATTATGATCAGCATGAAAGACAACCTTGTTATCGGTGATCAACTTGGTAGCCGATGATAACATCATAGAAAAGAATACAGTCTCCTCAAAAATAGCGATGGTATCACCGTAAGAACCCAACACATCATCAATTGCGCCGAGACTGTCATTGACCAGCATCTGACGGGTGAAATTAATCGCTCGACCATAAGGCACAACCGAAATCTGTTCTTTCGATTCGCCGAATGTGCCATATTTAATTTCTCCGGCCTCACTGATATTTTTCAACGTCGGGAAATCACCAGCACGCACAACCGTATGGGGTCTAAAATCAACGAAGTTTCGTTGACGTGCGATAGAGCGATAAATTTGGCTGGCAAGCTGATAGCGTGCTGCCAATACACGATTTGTCGCATTTTCGAATATAATAGGGAAATCCGATGTACTTTGGAACGCCCGCCGCAAAACATCTTCACGTTGTCGGGCGTTGCTGACCCTGCCACGATTGCCCGTAACTTCAGCCGCCATATCAACAAGCGAGAAATCCAGATATCCGCGCGCGGCATCGGAAACACTCTCCGGTTCAACACCCCGCTGTTGACCCATACGAACAACAATCGCCTCGGTCATCGCACGAGATCGGGTATCACCCTCATCAGCAATGATTGTAATTGGTGAAATTGATGTTTCAGCCGAACGGGTCGCCATTGAATCAAACGCCCGCTGGCGAAATACCTCAACCGAAACGGCGCGATCATTCACAGCCGAACGAATATCAACATCCGTCATACCGGCGCGACGACCCAAATCTTCAATATCGTTACGGCGCGCATTATCAGCATCCAGCGCGCGATTAACCGCATCATCAACATTTTCAGGCAAAGCCGGTGTATCACCCGCAGCAGCGGAGCGCTGACCATTTGACGGGGTAAGCGGAATAGCAGGCGCGGCAGCAGGTGTTGCTGCACGGGCGCGAAAATCTTCAACCGAAACGGCATCATCCTCAATCGCCGCTGTAATATCATCCACCGATAGCGTGCCATCGCGGGCAATATATTCAAACGCCCTGCGGCGAAACGCCGTGACAGTCACAGCTTTATCATTGATAGCGGCACGGATGTCATTTTCGGACATTCCGGCGCGCTGACCCATTTCTCGGATTTGTTGTTCCCGATTCATTTCAATCTCCTTTGGAGGGTTTGGGGGGAGCGCCGAACGAATGCCCGCGCCGGGATCGGCAGGCACAGAAACGATAGAAGCTTCCACCAGCTCCCATCGCTTTGCCAGCCAAACTTCTTTTTTGCCTTCCTCGTTGATACGATCCCAACGGGAGACATTATAACCGATGGAAATGCCGCGCACTTCACCACGGGAAACCATGCCTTCGGCAGCTTTTCCCTCATCGGTCTGATTAAAAGTAATGTCACCAACCAATTGGCCGTTTTCGATACGGCAATTGGTGACAGCGCCGAGAATAGATTTATTCTCATATGCCTTATGATGATCGAGCAGCCGTACAAGGTTTTGCTCGACCCGTGAAAGGTCGATACTTTCGATTGAAACCTCAAGTTCCTCGGCAATCCCCCAGCGCGCCACTTGAGCGCCGGTCGATAGAACAGCGGTGACTGTGTGCGTGTCGGCATTATAACTATCCGGTGCCAGCGATGCCAATCGACTGATCGTCTCGTTTGGAACATAGCCGCGCGGCGATGAACCGCTACCGTCGCGGGTGTATTTTCCAGGCACAAACATGCCGTTGATACGCGTTATTTCACTCATGTCAGCCTCATTATTGATTTATGTTTGTCGAGTTGGCCTCGGTGCCATTGCCTGAACCATCCCCCGGCATTTGCCCACGGCGCGGATCAATATCAAACACCAACTCATCCGCATCAGATGCCTCAAAAAACTGTTTGAATTCCCGCATCACATCACGCCAGTCCGCGCCATGCGATTCTACAAATTTTTGCGGCGAGATTGCACCTGAGCGCACCGCCAGAATATCCGCCTTCAAATCCTTGATCGGGTCAATCGGCTCAACCGCAGGAACCCGGTGTTTGACCATCCTGTGAATGGGCTCGCCGGTTTTTATTAACCCTGCAATTTGCACCTGGTCGCAAAATTTTCGCCACATTGGTTGTGATTTTTGTGGAATAACCACGTGATGTTGTATCTGCTTGACCAACGCCCTGAATTCAATTTTTCCCGCCTGAAGCGATGAATAATTAGCCTGACGCAAATCTCCGGAAACCTGATCATAGGTTAGGCCGATGCCCGCCGCCATAGCCTGCAAATTGGCAATAGCCACCTGTTCAAACTGCCCGACACCGGAAAGAGGCGCGAATTTTATATCTTCACCCGCCTTGAGATACTCAACCATTCCGGCGCGCAATTCCTCCACCCGTTTAATTTCATCATCACCAGAGGCTCCGGCGATATTCATCCGAGCCTCTTCTTCCTTAATTACGAACATAGAGGTTGAGGCCTCATTACGGGTTTTTACAATCATCGCCTCCATAAGATCGGCGAAATCCCTGTTAGTCAGTAATATAGGAGCAAACCACGTGACACCGCGCATCTGGCCGATGCGCAACGGACGAAACATATGAATAATCTCACTGGCAGGAATAAAATTTGAGCGCAGGGAATCACCCGCCACATATTCGCTTGGGTGATTTTTATGCAGATAATACCCCACCCGCTGACCGAGCGGCCCAAGCCGCACACCCAACCTGGTGCGGTTGTCATCCACCTTGCCGTCGCGGCTTTCGTCAATCTGGTCACCTTCCATCAACTGGAAAGCCAGAGGAACAGGACGTTCGCCCATTTCAGACGGCTTGAGATTGATAAACCGCATGGCGCAATCTCCACCCTCAATCATTGAGCGCGTCATGATAGCATCATCAGACCCGGCAACATGAACACCTTCAATATCCGCCGTGCCGCGCCAGTCTGCATAAAGCTGATTGAGCGTAGTATCCAGTTTATCACCACCGGTATCCGCACTCGAAACAATACCCGTACCGACCACATGCGCGGTCAACACATCAAGCATCCGCGCGCCGTGCGGGGTGTTCCGGCTCAAATCCCGTGCCCGATCACGCAGTTTTGACATGCCCCGGCCGATTTCATTATTGGCACTTGTGGCATTACCAAGCAGATTTTGTGTACGCCTCCCCTGAAAAGCCCCGTCATAAGACCGCTTTTCAAACGCCTGAAGGTTTTGCCGGGCAAAGGCCCGTTTTAAACCGGCCTGCGGTGAAATGCTGGCGATAGCCTTATCGAGCAGATTCATCCATCAAGCCTTGTATAGGTTGTTACACCGCGCCGCAATTTGCCACCTGCTGCCGCCGCATCAATTTCCGCCTGCATCCGATCACGTAAATGCAGCATGGCGGAAGTTGATTGATAACGCACCGTATGGTCACGAAATTTAACCTCCAGCACCCCACCTGCCAAAGCTTCGTTCAGACTGGTGAGATTTTCAACTGTAAACGGTACTGAAGATGTCAACGTCTTTGCCTCGAAATTTCATCAGCCCGCGAATGTTTCATCACCGGGCGCGGATCATCCAGCTCTGGGTCATCCGCCGGTTTTTCCTGTTTTATTTGTGCTTTCACCGGGTCAGGTGAAAACAAATCATTTTCCACACTCGGCACATTGCGCAGTGCTTTAAGATTTGACCATTCTGCATCTGACATGCTTGTCATGCCAAAAAAATCAGCCAGAGCATCGGCGTAAATAGCGCAATCAAGCAGGTGATTTTCTCCCGTGCGCGGGGTCCATACCCGACGCACCCGGCCTTTAATTCGCTCATCACTCAAATACTCATCAGTGATCTGTTTGAAAAACACATCATCAAGCCAAGTGCCGTGATGGCAATATCCAGGCGGGTCTGATTTCTCACCTGACATCAATCCTATTTTTCGCAAATCTCCGTAATAGGAAACTTTCAGCGACCAGGTGCCGATTGAATAAAGCTTACAGCCCTTTTTAATCCGCTTGCCATTCAAATCCACGTCAACCATTTTTGGCAACCCGATTGACGGCTTGTGCCAGCCATCAACCCCTTTAACCGCCATCATCAGCGGTCGGTTACGAACAAACGAATAAACCACGTGACTGCGATACCCGGCATCACAGGCAAAGCCGTCAACACCCCATTCATTGCCATAGGCATCCGGGTATTTTCGCTGATAGACTTCATCCAGCCGCGCAAATGCGCCGGAGTTCGGATCATCGGTATCACCATCAAGATACCCAG